ATGGCGTTGGACGTCTCCGAACCGTTGACTGCAAGCACGAGCAGGTTCAAGCCCACGATGAAAGCCAGCGCGCTGGAGCCGATGCCGATGCTGTCCACGCAGATGCACGCACCGTCGCGCACCAGGGGCGTGACAAAGCCCGCTGTGGTCGGGCCGTCCTTGGTGACCGCACCCGGCACGGTGATCAGCTCATCGAACCAAGCGCCGTGGCGCCGCGCCGCCGAGGTCTTGTCGATGCCGCCGCGCGCAGGGTCCAGGCCCAGGGCCGTCATGCCGCCCTTGGCTTCGCGCGGCTTCCACCGAGCCTGCGCCGCCTTCACCCATTCGGTTGGGATCACCTGCCAGGCAGGGTCCGCGCTGCCCGCGTTGAAGTCGCCGTTCAGCATCTTGCTGCGCAGCGGCTCGGGCAGGGACTGCAGCGTGGCCTTGTAGCCCGTGGACAGCAGGAACAGGTTGTCGTTGACGCTGGAGGGGATGAACGTCCGGCTCTTGGGCGTCATCAGGTCCGGGCCGACCATCACGGGCTCGGGGCCGGGCACCTCTTGGTCCTCACCCTTCTCGTTCGTCACGAACCAGCGCAACTCGCCCGGCTTGGCCGGGTTCGGGTGGGAAGGCTCCAGCCACGGCGCCCAGAAGCGTTTGACCCATTCGCCTTCGGGCTCGGTAGGCGGATTGCCCGCGCACACCACGCGCTGACGGATGGTCGGGTCGTCGGTGCGCAGCCAGCCGATCAGGGAACGGAACTGCAACTCGGTGAAGTGGGTGATCTCATCGAAGCCCTTGAAGTCGTGCGCGCGCCCCTGGTACTTGATCCAGTCGCCCGGCTCCTTCACGCTGCCCAGCTCCAGGACCTTGCCCTGTGGCAGCCGCCAGATGCCGTCCTGGCTGTTGTAGCCATCGCGCGTGCCCAGGATCGAGGTCATGCGCTCTTCAATGCCGGTCAGCTGCACGGACTGGCGCCGGAAGATGATGCTGTGCTTTTGCTTGGTCAGCGGCAGGCCCAGCAGCAGATCGGTCTTGCCCCCGCCCGCCGCGCCGCCGTAGAAGACGATATCGGCGTCGGACTCGAAGGCCACGGTCTGCGGGCCAGGCTGCGGCACCCAGATGGGTGCATCGCCAGACAGCAGCAGGGAGTCCAGCTCCGCGCGCGTGTCCGCGTCCAGTCCCTTGAGCAGATCCAGGATGTCGGCCGTGGTCAGCGCGGGCGTGGTCATTTCTCACCCCGCTTCGCTGCGAGCGTGGCCAGCAGCATGGCCGCGCCTGGACCACCGTTGAGCAGGGCCGCGAGCCGCACTGCACGCTCGGCATCGGTCATTTGCTTGAGCATGAAGGGGTCGCTCTTCTGCTCGTTGTCCTTCTCGTAGAGGCCGGTGTGTTTGAAGAGCTTCTCCAGGATGGCCACCTTGTCGTGGAACATGACCTCGATGCCGTACTTGCCTTCCTTGGCGCCGGCATACAGAGCGCGCGCCGGGGTGCTGAGCCTGCGTGTGTCCTTCGTCACCACGCGGGAGTGGCCATCACCACCGCACTGTGGGCAGTCCGGGTTGGGCTCCAGCAGTGGGTTGAAGCCAATGCCGCCCTGCTCATCGAACTCATCGGGCGCGTTGCCCTTCACGGCCCACAGCTCGCGGTCAGCATTCATCTCGCCAACAGTGCGCTGGTAACGGTTGCCTTCGCCGAAGCAGTGGCGGCAGCAGCCGGTCTTGACCTCGACCAGCTCACGGGGATCGGCGACCAGGATGTTCAGTGCCTCGGTGAGCACGCGGTCAGCACTGACCTGGGTGCGTTCCTGCTGCTGCTTCCGTGCCTCTGCGATTGCCGCCTGCAGGTAAGGTTTTGCTAGGTTTTCCGTAGCAATCTGTTTGGCCGTGTGGACGCTGTACCCGGCGCGGACGGCCGCCTGGGTTCCATTGAGGTCAACCAGGTACTCCTCCACGAAACGCTGCTGCTTCGGAGTCAGGGCTTGGCCGTCGTGCGTCTTGGCCGGTGGCGCCCTGCGAGCAGGCTTCTTGGCAACTGGGCGCTTCGCAGGAACGGCAGAGCCTGCGGCCTTCTTCGCGGCAGCAGGCTTCTTGGGTGCAGGTTTCTTTTGAGGCTCGGACTTGCCGGCAGGACGTTGGGCCATGCCGGAAATTTTGCCTAGCTCGCCCCCTGCCCCCAAACCCTACAAGGAGGCGGCTGATACCCGCTATCGCCGCCGCCCCTTACCCCTGTTTCGTTGCTGCTGCCGCGGGCGCGGCTTCTGCGCCGCCTGAGCTACCACCATGGGAGAGTTAGCCGCCTCCCCTTGCGCTGGACCAACCTTATCTCCCACAGCATTGACAGCGCTAGGCACATCCAAGACACCCTTTTGCTTCCTATCCTCAAGCAGAGCGAAAAGGGCAAATCCACCAGCAATGGACAGGGTGATCTTGTTGCCCGACAGCAGCGCCTCGGTGAATTTGGAAGATAGGATGGAGCACGTCAGCAAGAACAGAGGGAAAAGCGATCCAGCATTGACAAATTCCACGCCCATGTCTCTGCAAAGGAATGCGCCACGCGTGCTCTTCGGACGCTTGGCCCACTTAATTCCTGTGTAGCTGATGGCCGTCAGAAACGACAAAATGTCGACCCAATTGCCGTCCACATACGAGCCTGCCGCAACAATGCCCAAGACCAGAAACAACGGCAGCCCAAGGTCACTGAGCACTGCGGTAAGCGAGAGATCCATCTAGCTCACATCCAGTGCTGGATCTTCACAAATACGCCGGCTGCGGCACCAACTGCAGCACCATAGGAACGGATGTCACCAGGGACCTCAACCCAACCCAGGAATGCACCGCAAAGAATTGCCCCTAGCAAGGCACATCCAGCTATGACGCGAAGAGAGCCAAATACTTTCTTTCCATTCATAGTGTTGGTCCTTTGCAGTTGTTGGCGAAGTGGATCCCAAATGGATTGGAAATCCAAAAACAGGCGGAGTCTATCATAGATGTTGGAACGTATGGTTACAAGAAATGGCTCGTGAATCAATGCCACGAAAGCCGCAAATCCGCGAAAGCGCAGTACTCAACTTTCTTTGCAAGAGCACCCAACCGCAATGCATGTCGCGTGTACGTCAGCTCTCCACCATGACAGTCAGAGGCTTGCTCCATCAACGGGATGCAAGAGATCGGCTTGGCGTGGATCAATGCGCCTTTGCCCTTTCAGCGCCTTGACCTCTCGCTCAAGTGAGCGACGTTTAGCCACCTCGTCCAGCAATTGGTCCTGCAGCTCCGTGACGCGCGCCAGAGCTGTGTGCTCGAGAGCGATGCCAGCATAGGCCTGGCCCACCATTCCGCCCTCGGTCCTGCTGAAGTGGACCACATGTTCACCGATCTCCAGGATGGAGCGCCCGTCGGTCAGGTGGGTGACCGTCACGGCGCGCGCGGGCCCGTGCTGATGAACCGGTCGGTAGCACTGCTTCACCGCCGAAATCATTCCCTCGCCGCGCAGCACCTTGATGCGGTCGTCCACCGTGGTGAGGTTCAGACCCGTCATCTTGTGGATGCGGTCCCGGGTCGGCTCCTCGCCTGCTTCGTGCAACTGGCGGATCGCTTCGTAGACCTGCGTCAGCGTCGGCACGGCCTCGACCGCGCCCGTGTCCGGATTGCCGCCGGCTGTCTTGTGGATTGTGCTGGTGGTGGCTTGGTTCATGCGGTTTCACTCCAGAGTGGCAGACGTTGTGGCCATTGGCCGGATTCAAGAATCGTGTGGCGGGTGATGCGACCCCACTCGAGGCCGTAGTCGCGGTGGGCTTCCCGGCCGCCGTCAACAAGGCGGTATTGGTCGTAAGCGACATGGCACCCCTCGATGTCGGGGCGTGTGCAGCAAAGCGGGAAGCCTGTGCGGTCGTCGGTCTTCAGCCCCATGCCCTTGCCGAGGTTCAGGTGGGCGTGCTGGCTGTAGTCGGCGATGCCGCACCAAATGCACGGCAGCGCGGCGACGGCGCGGCGGTAGGCTTCACATTCCAGGATCTCGGCCTTGGGCACGACCAAGCCCGTGCTGGCTGCACCCATCACCACGATGCTGGTGCACGCCATGCCGACCGTAGCGCGGGCGCTGTCCATGGCGCGTGCCGCGCGCTGCGCCAGGCGCTCTTCGCGGTCCAGTGCTGGCTCGATTACGGCGCGGCGGCCGAAGCCGCGGCTGGGCCAAGTGCTCCGGTTCTGAATCATCGGATGTCGCCCTCCACATCCACCTGCACCAGGAAGCCGTGGTCGCCCATCACGCATACACGCGTGGGGCCGTACTGCTCCAGGCGGCAGCAGCGGTTTTCCGACCAGACGGAGAAGCGGTAGCGCCCCAAGGCATCGGGGCCGTCAATGCGCTCGCGCATTGCGGCGCCACGCCACAGGGGCGGGTGCTGGGGCGTGGCACGCACGGGGCCGCGCTGGCCACGGCGCGGAAGGTCGGGGCGGAAATCAAGCATGGGCACCGCCCTCCCCTGCGCCGGCATCGAAGTCCTGCACCTCCATGCCCAGATCCAGGGCCAGCCCGTGCTCCACGCGCGCACCCTTGGAGCCGCGCCATCCCGGCAGCATGTAGACCGCATCGCAGGTGCACAGCTGCGGCAGCGCCAGACGCATGTAGCCGGCCCAGCTTCCGCATGCTGGCGCGGGGTTCTCGGCCGGGTTCTCGACGTGGTGGCCCTGCGCGCGCAGCGTGGCGGCCGCGCGGTTGAAGGCCGGGTAGTTGAACTCGGGCAGGCCTGTCATCGGGCCAGCGATGTAGATGCGCTTCATGGCCGGGCCCTCCGGAAGGACCACGCGATCATTGCGGCGTCACGCTGGTGCTGATTGCTGCGGCCGGTCCAGCCGGTCAGGCGGCTGAAGGTCGCGGCGTCGATCTTGGCGCCGTGGGCGCGGCCGGCCTTCGTGCTGGGCGCCATACCGAAGCACGCAATGCCCAGACTGGCGCACAGCGTCTCGATCAGCACGCACCATCCATCAATCTCGCCCACGTTGCGGTCCATCTTGGACCGTTTGGCCTGGCTGCCTTGAGCTGTCCATGAGCCGCCCTTGCGGCTGTCCTCGAAGATCACCAACGTCGGCCGGCGCTCCTGCAGCATGGCCATGATCTGCGCCGGCGCGATTTCCTCCAGCGCCTGCAGTTGGCCGTCCACGATCCAGGCCAGGCCCGTGTGCTTGCCCGGGTCCATGCCCAGCACCGTGACCGGGCCCTGGTGGCCAGCCGGCACCGTCACGCGCGGGGCGGTGGGCGCCAGGCGAGCGCCTGCAGCTGCTGCACCACCTGCTGCTCGATGTCCACGAACAGCCGGGACTCGTCCCTGTCCAGCTCCCTGGCCCTGGCCTTGACGTACTCCCACCACCCGGGTTGCTGGGCCAGCTTGACGAGGTGCTCCACGGCCTCGAGCGAGGGATTGCTGATTGCTTTGCGGCATGCCGCCTGCCTTCCTTGTGTCATGGATGTTGTTGCGACGAGCTGTCATGCGCGCTTCCTCCCCTGGCCCAGGAGCGAGGTGAACATTCCGGTGTCTTCACGCCAGGTCAGGTGGCGCACGATCTCGCTGATCGTCCCCTTGGACACACCGAACGCCTTTGCCAGGGCCGGCTGCGTCTCGCCAGCCGCAGCACGCTGGCGAATCGAGCGCACCTTGCACAAGTCCAACTTGGAGGTGGCCTGTTGTGTCCGGGCGATGCGCTGGCGCGTGATCGGCGAGATGCTCTGCCCCACAAGCTTGTCTTCCCGACGCCCCAGCCGCATGTGCGCATACGCCACGCAGGCCTCGTTGCCGCAGGCGGCCCGCACGGTCTCTTGGTACCCCAGCGGGCCGCGCCTGATCGTCCACACCATCCGGCGCGCAGACATGGGGGCGCCGTCGGTCTCGAACCGCACCATCGGGCCGCGCCGTGGGTCGATGTATCCGGTCCACGCCATGCAGCCGTCCATCAGCTTGCGGCAGCGGCCCTCGATGATCCGCAGCTTGTCCTCGTCGCTCATCTCCCAGTCAGCCAGCACGTAATGCGGGGTGCGATCCAACTGGGCAATGCGCACCAGGCCATCCGAAAGCAAGGCATCCACGACAGGACGCAGCAGCACGCGGACGCGGTGGGCCCTGGTGCCGGCAATTTCCGAATACCGAACAGGGCCTGCGGCGACGCGTGCCAATACAGTTTCGCGGGTGAAGATCACATGGGTCATGGTTGTTCTCCCTGCACGTGCTGCGCCACGGCGGCGGCAGTGCGGCGCTTGGCCTGCCCCAGGCGCATGCGGTCTGCGCGTGCCTGCACTTGCACGGGCGTGAAGCGCGAGGCCTTGAGCGCGAAGGCTTCGCGCAGGGTGGCCAGCTGGGC